CCAGGCGGAACCCCTCAAACAATGTAAGGAGAAATCATGGATTTATTTAAGCCACGCGGCGCTTCCGCACCTCGCCGCCCTACCGACAACAACCAGCAGAATGGTCAAATCGTTAACACTCCACGTTTTTCGGAGTTTGGCGGTCTGAAAAATCCTGGCTCAACAGGCAGCAAGAACAAGATGCAAGTTCAGAAGCCTGGTGACGGTAAGCGGGTTGTTTAATTTATTAAGGGGATAATCATGTCATTAGAAGACCTAACACCAGAAGCCCGTGACGAACTGGCTTTGCTTGCAAAACAACTGTCCGAGAATCCTGAAACGCGCAAAGACTTTCTGCGTCAAGTGAAGAAGGTCAAGCCGGAGATGCCGATTCCCGAACTGGAAATTGAAGACTACACGCGTCATGCTGTCGAAAGGGCAAATGACCGTGTTGCTCAATTGGAAGCAAGGCTTCGTGAAAAGGATGCGATGGATGAACTCAACAAGCGTCGCAGCAAGTTGAAGTCAAAAGGTCTGATTGACAATGATGATGACATTCAGGAAGTGGAGAAGGTCATGCTAGAAAAAGGCATTACTAACCACGAAGCAGCAGCGGAATACTGGCGCTGGATGCAGCAGTCTGCCGCACCTACGCCAACCGGTTATAACCCGTCAGCTATCAACAAGTTCGACCTGTCGAAATACTGGAAGAACCCTGTTGCTGGCGCACGGGATGAAGCAGCAAAAGCACTCAATGAGTTGCGGAAAAACCCGCGACCCATTGGCCTGTAAACAAGGGGATTTTTGACTCGGAGATAAACTATGCCTATTGGTGGCGGTATTCTTCCGGCAACGGGTAGTACGCAATTTACGGAACTAACTTACGTTACCCGTAGGGCGTTTATCCCGAAGCTGGTCGTACAACTCTATAACTCGACACCGCTGATGGCGGCTCTGATTGCTAACTCGCAACAGGCTTCCGGCGGTGTTTCCTCTGTAACTGTTCCTGTCCAGGGTTCACAGTTCGTAAACGCTCAGTGGTCAGACTACAGCGGCTCGTTCGCTCAACCGTCTGTTCAGCAGGGTGCTTACAACGCTGAATTCAACCTGAAGTTGATGATTGCCCCAGTGCCGTTCCTCGGTATGGAAGGCGCAGTCCAGCAAGACGCAGCCATCATTCCTCTGATCGAAGCGCGTATGAACGACGCGACTAACGTCATGATGGATGCAATGGCTACCGCCTTGTACACCAACACAACCAACACGCAACAGTTTACCGGCCTACCGGCTGCTGTTTCGTCATCGGGTACTTACGGTAACATCGACCGTTCGACCTATACCTGGTGGCAGTCGAAAGAGTATGCCGCTGGTTCGGTCAACCCAACTCGTCAGAACATCCTTCAGTACATCAGCGGAACCGTGAAGAACGGCGCTGAAGTACCGTCGTTTGGTGTTTGCGGCTTCGGTACTTGGACATTGCTGGCTCAAGACTTTGTTGGTCAAGAGCAGTATATGATCACTCCAGGTAACGGCTTTGATGGTGACTCCAATGGCCCACAAGCAGCTTTCCGTGCTTTGATGGTCGCTGGTGTGCCAATTTATCCTGATCCTTATTGCCCTGAAGGTACTGTTTACTTCCTGAACAGCAACTACCTGTCGCTCTACATCCATGAGCAGGGTTCGTTCGTGTTCACGGGCTTTGAATCGACCCTTCCGAACTGGCAGATTGGCTACGTTGGCGCAGTGCTGACAATTGCTGAATTGGTCAATACGAAGCCTAAGTCGATGACCAAGGTCACGGGCTACAACTCTTTGACACTGTAAAGGAGAAATAGGCATGGCTCTTGGCTTAAATAAAATTCTGGTAGCGGGTGCAGCCACTAACGCTGCGTCGGCTTACTTCCAGACTTACGCTGCTGGCAATGCAACCGTCGTTCTACCGGCGGGTACTTACTACATTGCGCCAACTGCAAACGTCACTATCGAACTAAACACCAATAGCACTGGTAACATTAGCAACGCTTCTTGGAGCGTTGTGGTTGCTAACAATACTGGTGGTCTGTTCATTGCTGACGGTACTAATGTTCGCGCAAATGTGTTGTCAGGTACTCCCACAATTACGCTCTTTACCGTAGATGGTGGAGAGAACGTAAGCGGCACTTACAACGTCTAAGGGGAGCGACATGGATGCTAACCATGTAGGTTCGTTATACCCCGATGGATTTGGTAATTTTGCTATTGCTCATGCGGTCAACGTCAGCGTTGGCTCAACTGGCAATGCGGTTGCTCAACTTCCCGTTGTGGGTGGCACTTCTTACATTGTTCGCAGGATCACTGTCGCTAGAGCAAATCAGAGCATTGCTGCTGCAAACGTGACAATTTTGACATCTAATGATGGCAATACGTCTAATGCAGTTAGCAATGCGACTGTTTTGAGTTCTGTAGATGGCACTACGAAGTGGCAAGATTTGACGCTTTCCACTGCTGCGTTGTCTACGTCTTACTCTGCTCGTTCACTGTTTGTACGGGTGAACACAGCGGTAACTAGCGGCACTTGCGACATTACTGTTTACGGTGACATTATTACGTTATGACAACTGTATATGTGACTAATCGAAGCGAAAAAGCTTTGATCCAAAACTACGCTTTTCAGGACTATAAGTTTCCTGTAAACGAACCAGTCGAGATCAGTGTAGAGATGGCGCGTCATGTATTTGGTTATGAGCAGGAAAATAAACTTCCTGCGATGGTGATGCTTGGGTTATGCAAATCAACCAATGAGATCGAAGAAGGTTTGGTCAAGTTGGCAAAGTTTGAGATAACCCAAGATAAGCCGGAACAGAATCGCTTTTTATCCCCTGGCGATGACTCAGTAACCCCCCTTGTGCCTAAAGCACATAGGGGGCGAACAGTCGTTAAAGCCGCTTAGATATGGGTTTTAAATGGCAACTCTTAACAGCTATATCACGGAAGTCCGTAGGCTGTTGCATGATGCAAACGGGAATTTCTATTCCGACTCGGAACTGACTGATTACATCAATGGTGCGCGTGATCGCGTTGCCAGAGATACCGGCTGTCTAAGAAAACTACAAGTTGCTCAAACACCAATAGCACCCGTAGGCTATTCTGGTAATCCAGTTATCTGGACTGCAAATACGTTCTATTCCGTTGGCGCTTTAGTTTTTTCAAACATCTTTATTTATGAGGTCACTGTTGCCGGAACGACAGGTGACACTCCACCGCCTTATCCAGATAACTACACCGCATACCCGCCTTCAACGCCTTTTTTAAATGGCACGGCAGAGTTTCGGTATGCTGGTAACTGCGAGATTATTCCTTACGACAGTTTGCCGGAAACTGGGCAGACGCTAGATATTCTGAACGTCAATGTGTTTTGGGGGAACAGCCGTTATCCGCTGTCTTATATGCCCTGGACGCAGTTCAACGCACAATTACGTTATTGGCAGAATTACATTGGTCGGCCTGTAGCTTTTTCTGTTTTCGGTCAGAACCAGATTTACATTTCTCCGATTCCTGACCAGGTTTACACCATCGAAGTCGATACAACGATTTTGCCTGTGCCGCTGGTTAATGGCGCAGAGGTGGACAGCATTATTGATCCGTATACAACACCTGTCGCTTACTACGCAGCGTATACGGCGAAGTTCAAAGAACAGTCTTATGGCGAATCTGAAATTTTCTACCAGCAATATATTAGCAAGGTTCGCTCTGTACTCAACACTACGTTCACAAGGCGAATGCCCGATCCTTACAGCACTCCGTTCTAACTATGGCTGCGACAGAGCAAAAGAAAAGTTACGAGGTAGTCAAGAACTTCAGAGGTGTTAACACCAAGGCTAACCGCACGGCTATTGATAAGGATGAGTTTTCTTGGTTAGAAAACGCCATGCCTATTGGTTACGCCAATCTTAAAATTGTTCCAACCTTTACTACTGCAAATGTTTCATTTTCCAATTCAGTTACAACTCTAACATCTTGTAATATCAATAACTCAGATTTTGTTTTAGGGTTTAGCGAGAATGGTCGGGCTGAAGCAATTAATGTTGTTAATTACACAAAAAGCAATGTAGCTGTTGCTGGTACGTTTTCCAATTCTGGAATTAACACTACACAATGGAAAAGCGAAAGAATACTGATTGGCGATCCAGAAAAAGGTGTTTTTTCTTGGGATGGAACTAATCTAGTTACTATTGGCTCCGTCGGATCAATAGCTATTCTTAGACCAGGAAGCGGATACACAAGCACACCTGTCGTTAATATTTCTGCTCCAGATGAAGTTGGCGGCATTCAGGCAACGGCTCAAGCGACGGTTACTGCTAATGCGGTTACGGCTATCACGCTAACAGAAGCTGGATCGGGTTACATAAATCCACCAACCGTTACGATTTTTGGTGGTGGTAGTGCAAACGCAGCAAATGCTGTTTGTAGTTTTGTGACGTTTAGAAAAGGCACAGTTAGCATCAATGTCACTAATCCTGGCACGGGCTACACCAACGTATTAAATACGGTTGTGACAATTACAGGTGGTGGCGGTACAAATGCTGCTGCTAGGGCAATTTTGTCTGGTAATCAGATTTCACGGATTGTAATGACTAATCCTGGAATCAACTACACCAACAATGCCAACATTACTGTGACGATTACGGGCGGGGGAGGCAATAATGGAGCAGCCAAAGCCGTTATCCAAACAGATTCAGTATCAGGAATACAAACTTTTTCAGGAAGAACTTGGGTTAGCCAGGGAAGGACTGTTTTTTACTCTGCTGCTGATTCTTATAGCGATTTTACAAGTGTGTCTGCTGGCAACCTTGTTTTAACGGATAGCACGCTCCATAGCAATATTGTCCAACTGTTATCAGCCAATAACTTTTTGTACATCTTTGGTGAAGACAGCATCAATGTCTTTTCTGATGTTCGCGTTACATCGTTAGGCACAACTATATTCACCAACACCAACGTATCTGCCTCCGTAGGTACTCGGTTGCCGTATGCAATTTTCCCGTTCTTCCGTTCAGTATTGTTTATGAACGAATACGGTGCTTACGCACTTGTTGGTTCTACTACTTCAAAAATATCAGATGCTTTGGATGGCGTGTTTCCTGATATTGACTTTACTACAGCAGAGATTACTGGTGGTCAGGTACTTATAAACAACATTTTGTGTGCTGCCTTTAATATTCGCTACAACTATAACGGCACATATCAATACATCCAAGCGGTGTTCTTTGATAAAAAATGGTTTTTTACTAAGCAAAATCCAAATTTAAAATTGATTACTTCCATTCCTACAAATGGAAAAATCAATATGTACGGAACTACCGGAACAGACTTAGTGTTTTTGTATTCAGATTCTACGAGTTTGATTGACAGCGTTATTGAAACGGCACTGATGCCGATGACCGATCCAATCAGGACAAAACAAGCGTTAAAGGTTGGAATTGAAGCAACAATAGATGGCGCTGGTTTGTTATCAACAACAATTGATAGCGAATCAAGTTCTAGCCCGCCTTATCTTTTAGGTAATTATGTTGTTTGGACTAACAATTTTGGCGCTCCTATTTCTTGGATTAACAATTCATCTAGCGTAATTTCCTGGCTCAGTACCAGTGGATATGTCTTATACAAAACTGACGCGCAACAATGGGGTAAATATCTTGGTATGACCGTTACTTCTAATTCCTCGGCAATGGTAATTAACGGTTTTGAATACGAACACGAATTAAGAGTGAGGTTCTAAATGCCGGTTCCAAATACATTTGCCAGCGCCACGACTTCGATTCCGTTGGCGCAACTGGATGCAAACTTTGCTACGCCTATTACGCTTGGAAATACGGTAATTCAGCTTGGAAATACAGTTTCAACAATAAGCAACATAACGCTGTCAAACGTCACTATTAACGGCGGGGCGATTAGCGCGAATGTAGCTAATGCAACAACAGATAGCGCCAATGTAGTTGGCTATATGGGTATCCCGCAGAACATCCAGAATGGAAGTTACAACGTCGTTCTTGGAGATTCTGGAAAACATATTTATC